AATGGTGTTTATGCTACTCATCATTCATCTCTAAAAACTTCTCCAATGCACCAAGTGTTCTCCAAGCTGCTTTACCAAGATGTAATAACCCATCATCATCAACTGGTTCTTCAGTATGGTCTATTAAATGTCTTACACAAGCATCTAGTTCATCTTTTGATTTTTCCCTATCCCAATGAAGTGGTGTTCCTGGATTGTGTTGTTCATTTCCAACATAACTAACTTTAGAAACATATCTAATAGCTTTTGGAAAATATTTTAGAACTCCTGAAAAAACAGGAATTTCTTTTCTTTCTTGATGTTTATTCTTTTTACTCATATATTTATTTGTTTTAGATTCTTACCAAATTTGGCTTCGAATAGGTTAATGTATTTTAAACCATCTTTATTTTTCTTACGAAGTTTTAAAATGGTCAAAAAATTGTTTCTCCAAAAATCATCTGATCTAACTTTTTGGACTATGTAATAAACTTTTCTTGGTGAATATCCATCTAACCTTTCAAGTTTATCTATGCAATCAAGCCAAGAGTTTTTTTCAGTTTGTGTTTTAGGTTGTGTTTGAATAGGAAACAATTCACAAATTGGTTTAAATGATTTTAAAACCATCTCTGAATATTTTTCCTTTTTATATTCTAATGTATTATTATTTATATTATTATATATATTATCCTGGTGAATATTTTCCATAGGGGGTGCATTTTTTTTCACTACCTCACGAAAATTTGTGATATGTATTTCACGACTTTCAATTTCCTTTGAATTTTCCTTATAATTCATTTTTAATTTGATATATCCTTGTGTTTTTAATTGTGAAATCCAATCGGTAATTGATCTTGTTTTTACATTATACAAGTCAGAAAAATATCTATTTCTTGCAAAACAATATCCCTTTTCATTACACAAAGCAGTAATTTCGCCATACAATAATTTAGCATTAGGGGTTAGTGTTTGGTCATATCTGACAAATGCAGGTATGATAGCATAATAACTTTTTTTCATTTACAAGTTCTCGGTGATATTCTTTATTTCATTACAAAATTTTCTTAACCTGTCGTACATTAATTGTACATCTTCGTTTGATATTTCCTCATCTTGAAACTTTAAGAATAATGCTTCAATTAATAAATCAAACTCAACTTTAGTTAGCGAACCGATATAAGTATAGTTTTCAAAATCCTCAAAATTATGAACAACAGTATATCGAATCCTTTGTTTAGATTCTGACCAGTAAACCATTTTATAACTCTGAATCATTGGGTTTAGATAAATAAAGATCTATAATTTCAATAGTTTTATCGTAGTCATTTGTCCAATGACATTCCCAATTCTCTTTTCTTAATCTCTCTAAAGCATCTTTTTGGCTATCGGTTGGCTTGTTGTAACCAATCTTTAGTTCAATAGCAAGACCATATCTTCCTGTTCCTCCCCCTCTAAATATAAGTATGTCAGGAACACCTGCTTTACCACCTAAATATTTAAACTTAAATCTTTCAAATGGACTTCTTTTTCCTTCATTAGCAACGTGAATAGCATAAACATTAGGATATTGGAATGCTAAATATTCCATTACACTATGTTGTAACTTATCTTCTTTACTTAAATATTTTTCAAATGGATTTGCCAACTTATCTATATTTTTTAAACATATTGCCTTTAAAGTTAAGTAATTATTTTGGGTTGATTTATTATATTCTAGTAGAAAATTGAATTGTTTCATTCCATTTACTACTGTCGCGTGATTTAAATTAACCGATTTACCTAACTTTTCATAAGTTGCACCAGGTACAAGTTCTCTTGATAAACTGTAATAAATACCCCTTGCATCAACATAAACTTGCATTCTTGTTTTTTTTGAAATGTCAATTTGAAAATATTCATTGACAATCTCTTTAATAATTTTTAAATCTTTCATTTTCTTTTTTTATAACCTTTTAAAATAATTGTACCATCTTTAGCAAAATTAGAAGATTGATAGCCAGTAACAATACCTTTCTCTTTATATAATTTCCAAAACGTAAATGCTTTTTCAAAATCTTCTTTAGCATTTTCAATAAAAATTTCATCTAACCCATACACCTCTACACCATAAGGGTGATTGGTTTCACAAGCTATAAATCTAAATTTTTTAGGATCATAACCCAACATCAAAGAATAAAAATATGCTTGTATGTGATAGTTTCTATCTAAAATATCACGAAGAAATCTTTTAGGACTACTGTTTTGACAAGTTTTAATATCACTTATCCAATCATCACCCATACAATCAGGTCTTACCCTTACATCAATGCCCTCATAAGTTCCGTAATGGGAAACCTCAACCTTGCCTTTTGCATACATTTGTGCCTTTTTACTCTTGTTAAAGTTTTCATATATACCCCTTATTATTTGATCTTCTTGTTCATCAATTATTACTTTACCCTTTGACCATTTAATTAACTTTTCATTAAGTTCCTTACCCTCTTTGGTTCTCTTATCTACTTTGGGCATAACATAATATTGTTCGCCAAACTTTTCAATACCTTCATAACAAATTGTATGAACGGCATTGCCAATCTTCATAAATTTTGTTTCTTTTATGGGTTTTCTATTTAAGTAATGCCAAACAGATGTTTCAGCTATATACTTTAAGCTACTTGCTGATATTGATTTTTGAGAATGATAATCTTGTATTGAATCATTTGTTATTTTTAAGTTTTCTAATTTCATCTTTTAATTCTTTATTTTCTTTTTCTAATTTTTTATTTTTTTCTTCTTCTAATTTTAGCTTTTGATCGTAGTTAGCTAAAACATTGTGATATAAAATATGTTCATTCATAATTTAGATATTAAAAAAGGGGGGTGATTAACCCCCCTTATAGTTAGAATGGTAAATCATCATCTTGCTCTGCTTTAACAGGAATAGATTCAGTTTTTACTTTTTCTTTGCTATATGGTTCTTGAATACTTAATGATAAGTATTTTTCACCCCTAACATTGGTTTTTACCCAAGCACTTAACTCTTTATCTTTACCATCAATTTTAGCATCACCTCTATAATCAGGGTGGTTGTCTGTGGTTTTATAAGAGTTTTTATTAAGTTGCCCAGTACCATCTTTTCGTACAAATTCTTGTGCCATAATTTTTAAATTTCGTTAATTATTACAGAACTCGTTGCTCTGCTTTCGTTAATAGTTTGTCCTGATGCTATATTCGCATCATCATCTTTAGTTCTAATTCCAAGTAAACCTTGTAAAGTATATCTTCTGTAATATGTAATAACACTTCCAAGTTTTTGTGGATCAGACATAGGTTGTAGTTCTAAACTTGATGATTTAGAATCACCTGTATCAACACAAGTAAGAATGGTAAAAACTTTACCATCTCTCATTGGTTGTTCAATCGCAACTTTATATTTATTTAATAAAGGTTGTAATTGTTCTAACATCGCATTGATGTCGGCATAATTAGATTTAAAATAAGGGTTTTTAGCATCTTTAATGATAGCTTCAAGTTCATTTTGTATTCTAAATATTTTAAGATTGATACTCCAATTAGGAAAATCCATCTTTTTAACAACTCCCTTTTTAGGTGTTGTTGTAGTTTTCTCTTTATTCATTTTTATATATGTATAGTTTCTAAATTAAATTCTAATTCTTTCAAATTACTCAAATCCTTGACAGTTAAAGTGTCAGGGTTTTGAATCTTTGAATTAAGTGTGGGCATAGTCATTTCTAACTTTTCTGCCACATCTTTCTTTTTAAGACCTAATCGCCTTAAATCATCAATGAATTCGATTTCGAACTCACTAATAAAAGTTTGTATTTTATCCATAGGTTACCATTTATCTAAAGGACATTTAGATGCAGGGGAAAGTGTCTTTGGTGGTATTGCACAACCACAACCATTTTTTATTTCTTTAGTTTTAACATTTACTCCCTGTTTTGATGGGTTGCAAATATGACCACTTCTAATATCACAAACATCGCAAATAAGTAATCTCATTTTTGATAAGTGCTTTATTTTTGGATCAACTAACTTGAATTGACCTAAAGCCCAATTCCCCCAACCTTCTAAAATATTCTTTAGTAACATTGTGGTAAAGTTAAAAATATTTTCATTATAAAAAAATTTTATTCAAATTTATATAAATCATAAGTGATTTTATCATCATCTTGATTTGGTAAGTGCATTACAATTCTATATTCATTTTGTTTCACATTAAACTCCATTTCATCAATAATAGCACTAACTGGTTCTTGTAAAACTGTAGTTCCAAAGTTTACCCACAACTTGTTATAAAAATAAATTGGCACAACATCAGAATCATCTTTGTAAAAAGAACCTTCATATCTTTTTAATGGTTCTCTAAAATCATTTATTATTTCTTGTAGCACACATTTATCTAAAGTGTTGGCATTAAATAGTGAATTTGGTCTGTCTTTACGACCATAAGTAAATTCTATTGAAGCAACATTTAATGAATCAAGTTGATTAGAAAGTATTGTTTCTTTTTGTTTGTATTCGCCACTAATATTTGTTTCATCATCAATTTGTTGTACAACACCATCAACTAAAGCAAATATTCCACCTCTCCTTTTTGTATGAATAGATTTTGTTACACTAGATTTTTGAGAAATTGAAATACCATCATAAAGTGCTTTACCAAATAAAAATCCAGGACTTGTTGTTTGAAACAATTTAACTTCAATATGGGGGTTTGTTTCAGTCCCAGTTAAATTTGATTGTAATATAGTTTGATATTTATTCCAAGAATCAAATTGTGTATAATCTATTTTTTTAAAAAACCTGTCATCAGAAAAAGCAATTGGATTGCCACCTTCGCCACAATCTGAACATTCAGCTATAAACTTATTGTTTCCAAAATCATACATTTTATTAATTGTACCATTATTTGTAGAATCAAGACCAACAGTTATATATTGATTCATAAGTGGTGAACCCAAACCACCACTATACATATAATAATTCCAAGAAATCTCAATACTACGACCACTTACTATTCTTGTATCACTTAAAATGTTCTTAATCATATAAGTTGTTTTTTCAGGTGTAACTGGCATTTGCTCTTGGTATAAACAATAAATACCTGAAACAGGGTTTACACCTGCTAAAATTTGACTTGGTATTTGGATTGTTGCTTTTGATGCAGTAATGTCCCAATTAAACGAGTTGTATCTAAAATTTGGATTTTTATTTAAAAGCTGAAATGAACTCGCTTTAGTTGTCTTTATTGCATCTCTTAATGGTCTTATATATTCAGCTACAAGATCAGAATTAATAGGTGTAATTGTGCTTGGAATTTGTTTTAAAACATCTTTGGATTGCTTTAAGGTTGTTTTAGCAACACCATCTTTATCATACACAAAAAATTCTATATTTTCAGTGCCATTTTCTTGAAGTAATCTTGTTTGTTCTGTTCTAATTGTACCCATACTACAAATTTACAATATTTGTTTTACAACTTCGTAATACTTATAGGAAGCTAAATTTGGATTTATCTTTAAATCTTTTGGGGGTTTTTTTCCTAAATATTTTGCTTTATAAAACTCATTATTGTTATCATTATTAATACCTGCATTGTGAAATATTGCATTTTTTCCCCAAGCATTTATGTTTTCAGTTGCCCAAGTAAAATCTAATTCTTTAATAATTTCTGTTTTTTTATCAAGTTTCCAAAGATTCCAAAGAACTGCCCACATATCGGCACACCAAATTTGCAATGGGTGGTATCTGTCATTTTCATCTTTTTTCTTTGTATTTAATTTAACAACTTCTGTAAATAAGTTTTCACAATCTATTTCAACTTTTTCCCAAAATGTATAGTCAATGTTTTTTAATACATAATGGCAACCACCTGATACATCTTGATTTTGTTTTACAACATCTTTATCAATATTTACTACATCACACATTAAATCTAAAACATCTTGACCTTTAGATAGTATATAATCGTGTCCTATGTAACTTATGGTGTCACTTAAATAACAAGTTTGATTACAACCACACAAATAATTATTAGATATATTTAATGGTTTAGTAAGCACAATATCACAATCGTGATACATAAAAGTTCCTTTGTATAAATCTGCATATTTATAAAAGTGTTTCTTTAAAATATGAGGTCTTACACTTGAAATGTATTTTATGTTTTCTCTTGTATCAGGATAAAAATAAAAATTAACATCAGGGTATTTTTGTGTTAAATAAAAGCAAGGATATTGATCGTTTGGTTTATCAGCAAAAACAATATCAATTTGTTCAGCTTTTATACCATTGTTCAAAAAACTGTGTAACATAGCATCTATTTGCCACGAATAATAAACAGTTGATGGTTGGCAACAAATATATCTCATATATTAAGGACACTGTGGACAATCTTGTTCGACTAATGTATTACCTGTCCAAAAATATAATCGACCACCTGTGTTTATGTAATTTCCTGCACCAAGCACTGTTGTACAACTTGAGTTTGTATATATAACACTTGCAAGTAAAATATTATTTGCATTTATATATATAGTCGTTACCTTTGAACCACAACAAGCATTTAATGCTATTGTTGTAACTGAAGCTGAAATTGCCTTACAAGGTGCTTGTGTTGTTGTAGGTGTTTGAGTTGTTGTAGTTGAAATATATTGATTACAAGAAGCACAATCATCAGCTAAAACCCCTGTGTCAAAACCTAAAAATAAATCTACATCACCATTTGTACCATTACCCCCTGCCTGTACACTTCTAAAACAACTTAATGAATTAGTTATCACATTTGGAAAACTATTAGTAGTGTTAGAAACTTGCAAAATTTGGTCAGCATCATTACAGTTTGTTTGTATTTCTACATATTGTCTATAATAAATTTGTTGTGTTGTAGTTGTTGTAGTCGTTGGAACTTGTTGTGTTGTCGTAATTCCTAAACATTCATCACAACTTGGATAAGAATAAACTATTCCATTTTTAACTTCAAATTTGTTTGTAGGGAAACAACCTAAATTAAACTCATCATCATTTGTATTAATTCCTGTTCTATCTATAAACTCCCAACATTCATTTGTACTTAATTTTTTTATTAAAGTAGGAAATACATCTTTATTATTACCCATTATTTTTATTTCATCACCACCACATAATAAATATCTTGCAAAAAATGTCATTGTTGGACATTGTTCTGTTGGAGTTGGTGGTTGTGTTGAACATAAACTAGCTATTGTTATAGCAGACAAATCATCAGGTGTTCTAATTTCTTCAAGAATAGTAAAACAATTTTCTGTTTGAACATTTAAAACAACTCTATCGCCTACACTAAAACTTGAATTATAATCTACCCTTAATCTATCTTGTGAATTATCTCTTTCTACTAAAAATCCATCAGGAACTATAACATCAGGATCACATACATCAACACCTGCATTATCTTGACAATTAACTACATTTCCTAATATAGTTCCATTCCAATATCTATATTGTTCTAAATTTTCAGATAAATATTGAGCAGGAAGTGGTACATTTGGTGCTGTTACAGAACAAGCATCATTGTTAAAAACTTTTGTTGTATCGCTACTTGTAAATGCTTCACCATTTATATAATGAGTTTTTGATGTTGGAGTTTTACAACATAAATTAAATGCAGTGTCACTCCTATAAAGTGTAATTGCTTTACAATTAACTGCTTCTGTTGTAGATGGTTCTGTTGTATCATCTGCACAAGCACCTGAAATTGTTGGAAGCCCTGCTAAACTTACTAAATATTTACCAACCATAATTGTGTAACATTCAGATGAACTTCCTGAAGTTGATATATAAACATTATCACCTCTACTATTATTATTAAAAGGAACATTTTGAATTGAATTATCAGATTGTTTTCTTAATTGCCAAGCATTAAATGTGTATTGTGTTATAGTTTCACTTACACCTTCGCCAGTATCATTTATTGCCCAAGCATTTATAAAGTATGGTGTTCCTGCAGATAATGTTAAATTAAAAGGTGCAGCATCTGTATCTCCCACAAAAGCAGTTGCAACAGAAATACTAACTCCTGAAGCAATAGTGTACTTTGTATTTTTATTAAAATCATTTCCATCAGTACCAAAATAAAAACCATAAGATGTAACATTACTTGTCCCAACATCAGAAAATTGACCTGTAAACACCATATCATCATTTTGAACATTTACATTATTTGGTTGTTGCATTTGACAAGTAGGAACAACACTTGGTGCTTCTGTCGTTGTAGTTGCACCAGGAGTAAATTGTATTGTTCCACCCCTACCTTCTGATGTAGTATTGTTTTTTGCATAAGCAGCAATATAATAAGTTGTTCCTGATACCAAAGATGTTTGGCTTGATGTAAAATTTGTGGCTACTGTACCTGCAACTTTAGGATTTGCTAAAATTAAAGGATTTGTTCCAAAGTAAAACCCTCTTTCTATTATAGCAAGTCCTCTATCCGAAACAATAGTTCCGTTTAATGTAACACTTGTAGTTGTTGCATTGCTAACAGAATCAGTAGTAACTGTTGGATTTGTAGTTGTTTGGTCTTGATCTTGATCTCCTCCTGTATCATCAATCAATGTACCTGAAATTTCATTATCATAATAATTACTATTTGAAACAACATACCAACTAGCATTTGCTTGATAAACCCTTGAGTTTGTTAATCTTAATAAATTTTCTAATACTTCTTTTGAACTTTTTTTTGCAAAGTTTTCTGTAAAAGCAAATTCATTAATTAATATGTCTTGATATAAATTGTTATTAGAGTTTACAACAGTTCCTGAAACTGGATCAACTTTTCTAATATTATTTTGAACATATATATCAAAATCAAGACCTGTAAAATTTAATATTTTATGAATATAATACCAAGCCCTATCATTGTTTGTTTGTTCTCCTGCAGCAGTTTTAATAGTACCATCAGTATTAGTTGCAATAGAACCATCAGGAACTAAATATGAATCAAGAGTTCCTAAATTATCTATTGCTCTTAAACTTATATCAAAAGGTTTAGATTGTATGGATTCCCTAAATGTATCTGAAACTAAAAAACCTTCCCAATAAACTTGAAATATAGTTGATGCTGCCCAATTATAATCTGTTTCTTGCCAATTTGTATCAGCAAGTTCCCAAAGTGGGGAATTAATATCAGCACCTTCATCTTCTACTCCTATGTTAACTCTAACCTTATATTCTCTTTCATCAAAATTTTCAAACTCATCATACGATATTGTGTCAGTAGTTTTAATATTTAATACACAAGAAGAACCGATTATCGGATTATAAAAATCATCATCATTGGTATATTTTATAACAACTGGATTGTCAGTACCTACAATAGCAAATACATCACCTGTATAATCCTTTTTAAGAATTTGTACACTTCTTTTATTTCCCTTGATGTCTGCGAAATCAAGTTCATATTTAACTCCGTAAGCCATTATTTAAATCTATTTCTATTTCGTTCTGCTCTTTGTAAAGCAACTACTAAATCTTGACCTCTTAAAACAAACTCTCCTTGCATTGCACCACCAGTTCCTAACATAGTTTTTAATTTACTTAAAGGTGCAACTACTTCAGGATTTGATCTTGCACCTGGATATTCTCCAATAAGAGCATTTGTTGGACCTGATACAATACCACCATTTGCAAATTCAATTCCTGAAAAAGAAGAAAATAATCCTTTAATGCCACCTAATTTAGTAAGAATTGTCGATCCACCACTAGCACCTCCTAAAAACACACCAAGCAACATTGCTGCTGCTGCTGCTGCCATTAATCTTACAACTAAACCTTTTAATATTGTTCCCAATCTTTTTAATGGATTTTCACCCTCTGCAATTGCAGCAAAGCCCTCTTGTAGTGCAAGTCCAATTTGTGGAATTATTTGTTCTCCAAAAGTTTTAAAATTTTCAATTACTGGTTCAATTCCATTTACTTTAAAATCTTGGAATTTCTTTGACATATTTTCCATTGATAATGTAAAACCATTTGTAACATTAGTCATTTTTGGAAGTTCTGAATTTACAATTCCTGCAAGAGATTGAAAACCTGTTCCTAATTTAAATGGATTTATACCTAATAATCCACCTCCCATTGCTTCATCTCCTGGTGCAGTTAAAGTTGTTGTTGGTGTATCAAAAGTTCCTTTTGGTTGTACTAAAGAAAAAGGTTGCCTACTTTGATTTTTACCTAATGCACCAATAAAATCATTTTTTGCAATTGCATTTATATTATTTTGTAATAATTGTAACTCTGTATTAACTTTTTTAAGTGATAAAGGTTTACCTATTATTCCCTCAATTAGATTTTTTGCATTACTTACTCTTAATGCTATTAAACCAACTAAAGCTGAACTTAAAGCAATAATTGTTACAGTTGTAGCTGATACTGCAGTTGCTATTGCAGTAAATGATGCAGCCATAGCACCTAAAAGAATTAAAAGTGGTGGTATAATAACTGCTAAACCACTAATTAACAATGTTATTCTTTGTGTGCTTGGTGATAGTTGTTCAAATGATTTAACTAATTCTCCAATTTTTTTAGATAAAGCAGGAATACCCTCTTTTAAATTTAATGCTTCTGCTATTTCTTTACCAAGTGTTGCAAGTGCTATATTTACATTATCTTTTAATGTACTAAACAACCCTTCTAAAGTTTGCGAAAGAACTTTTAAACCATCATTAAAACGACCTTGTGAACCTGTTGCAAACTCAAAACCATCTTGTAAAACTTTAAAAGATATTTTACCCTCTGATGCCATATCCATTATCTCACTCCTTGCAACTCCCATTGACTTTGAAAGTATGTCTAATATAGGTACACCATTGTTTATAAACTGCCTTAAATCCCTTGTCATTACTCTACCCTCTGCAGCAGCCTGTCCAAATGCTACGGCTATACCTGTAAGATTCCCACCTGAAACTGCTGCAACATCACCCAACATTTTAAGCGATTTAAAAGCATCATCTGATGTTTGCCCAAATCCCATTAACATATTGTTAACTCTTGTTAATTCCTCTAATTGTAGGGGTGTTTCAGCACTAAATTGAACTAATCTTTCAAATGCTTTTGCACCTTCCTCTGCTGATCCATTTAGTGTGTTAAGTGTAACTTGTAATCTTTCAAACTTGGCAGCCTGTCTAACTGCTAAAGTACCAACTGCAAGTAAAGGAAGTGATAACCTTGTGGACAACATTTTTCCTGTCCTTGTAGCTTGTTGGCTAAATTTATCAATCTTTGCCTTTGATCTATCAATATTAACATTAAACTGTGCAGTTTTAGCAATAAACTCGAATAATAACCTAAAATCTGTATTTGCCATAGTACAAAAATAACTATTTTTTATTCAACTTACTATTAATGAGTTCTACATACTTGTCAAAATCTTCTCTTGATGTTTTAGCCGTATTTTTCTTTATGTTGTCTTGTGGTAATTCAAAGAGTTGGTGGGGTTTTATCATATCAGATTTCTTACCAACATTCACATTATGAATCATTGTCGCTACAAAACGATGTTGTTCCCAAAGTGCATTTATTTGGATTACATAGGATTCTGACATAAGTTTGTTTTCCTTAAATGTATTAGTCCAAAAGTCATTCGGATTAATACCACAATAACCAATGTAAAAATCGGTTATATCCTCCCAAGAAGTTTTATCGGTTATTTTTTTTTTGAATCAGTTTGTGGATTTCTACTTAAACCTGCATTTAAATCATTACCCAAGATTCGAGATTCTGTCATTGCCTTGATAATCTTCTCAATATCTTCTGAAGTAATATCTTCAAGCCAATTACCAACATCGAAATTATCATAGTCAATTTCTTTTTTGTTTTCTTGATCGTAAGTTAAAATTCCTGCATATACTATCGTAATGATAGCTTTAAGTGAAACACCTTTTTCAAAAATACCTCCAATTTCATCAAGAGAAACATTGAGCATATCTGTAAAGGTTGCCCAAAAGTTCATACTAAAGTGTAGTGTACGATTCTTTCCTCCGATTTTAAGAGTGTAATATCCTCTTTGTTTTGTCATTAAAAATAGTTTACAATAACAAATATAGTAATTACAATTTGAAAATCAAGTGTTAGTTTGTAGATTCTGTGATTGCACCAGTAACTGTAATTGTTCCTGAATAAGTAACTGCTTCTTCCATTGCACCACTTATTTCACAAGAAGAAATAAATCCCTCTCCACTGTATATTGTGTCGCCAGTTGCTGCAGTTCCAAATGTAAAATCACACTTTTGTCTTGTAAGTAGTTTGTGTGCGATTTCTTGACCACCATTAGCATCAGTATAATCCATTAGACCATCAAAAGATATTTCTGCTGATCTTAACCCTGCAATTACTTCAGAAAAACCTGCTGAATCTTTTGTAGTGGCAGATGCCATATCGTTTGTGAAAGAGATGCTACACGATGTAGTGTGTCCTATTGTAGCAGGTGAACCTGCATCATCTGCAATTTTTATTAATAAGTTCGTTCCGTTGAATACTGTACTTGCCATAGCTTATAATTTTTATACTACAAATATAATTAATTTTTGATTAATAATTTTCTAATGATATTATTCCAACCAGTTGCAAACCAACCATTGAAATTTCTAATCTTTTGTGCTAAATATTCAAATAATCTCGCCATTTTAATTTTGTTTTTTTAAAAGTTGTATAATTTTAATTATCGTATAAACCAACGTTGCGATTATTAGAAGTGATTGTAACCCTGAATTAATATCTCCTATTGTTATTACTAAAGTAACTATTCCTAATAAAGTTGGTTCAAATCCATTCATTACATTATTCTATTGTAAGTTCAACTACTTTCCAAGTAAGATTATCTTCATCCCACTCGTATATTTTTTCAGATGAAGCATCTTCAGGATATGGTATTGGTGCTTCCCATATAAAATCACTATTTAATGACCAACTTGGATATGGTTGTGGTGCATAAAAAACATTATTATCACTATCCCAAGTATAACCTACTCCTGCAAAATTATATCTAATAGTTCCATTATAAGATGTTTGCACCCAATTTCTATGTCCAAATAAACTCTCACAAAAATCAATACCTTTTGTTTCTGATTCTTGCTCGTTATCTAATAATTCGTTATTGTGTACGACAATTACTTGTGTTACTATATTATTTTCATCTATTTCTGCAAAATGTGCCATATCTATTTATTTATGAGTGTACATAAGTTCCACTTCCTGTATATTTTATTATTGTATGAGTGCCATCTGTTGTTACAGTCGGTGAACCTGTTGTAGTTCCTGAATATTCAGATGTAAGTAATCTTAATATTACAACTCCTGAACCTCCTGTTCCTCCATTGTTATCGAAGTTACCATCACCTCCTGCACCACCACCTGTGTTAGCAGTTCCATTACTTCCTGCAGCATTAGTACCTCCATTACCTCCACCACCTGTTCCTCCAGTTCCAGGATTGTAAAGATGTTGTCCTCCACCACCTCCACCACCTGCATAACTTACAGATGAACCTGTTATTTCTACTGCTAATCCTGCACCACCGTTACCACCACTATTACCACTATGTCCTGAACCTACGGCAGAAGCACCACCTCCACCTGCACCTCCAGTACCTGAATTTGAGTGACTACCACCTGCGAATCCTTGATTTGAAGTACCTGCACCACCATCACCAGAGTTATCTCCTGCTTCACCTCCACCTGAACCACCTGACAAACCAGTATAATCACCTGCACTTCTCGTTCCACCACCACCTCCTGCAGTAGAAGTAATTGTAGTTATTCCACTTTTTGCAATAGATGAATCAACACCTGATGTTCCTTCTGAATTGTAACCTGTTGAACCTGCACCCCCTGAACCTATTGTAATTGTATATGTTCCTGCTGCTAAAGTTATATCGGTTTCAGAAGATGAACCTCCACCTGATGTATCACCATAAGATGTACGAAGCCCACCTGCTCCTCCACCACCACCTGCGGAATATCCACCACCACCTCCTCCTGCAATAACAAGGAATGACATATTACCTGCTAAAGGATATGGTGTTGGGTTCATTTTAAATGCTGCGTATATATAATTTTTACCACTACCATTTGTTCCATTTCCTAATGTTCCATTTAATGTAAAATTATCTGAATTAAAGTCCATAGTATGTACACTTCCATCATCTTCTGCAGCACTACTATCTGGCATTAAACGATTATCTCTTGGATTAGATGTGTCCCTTGCGCTATCTAATATAAACCACGGTTCTGCTTCTCCTGTTGCTTTTACCATTACAAAATCAGGTTGAAAACCTACAGTTACTGTATTACCAGTTGCACCTGTTCCTGTATAACTTCCAATCTTGCTAAACCCAGATACTGAATGGAAACAGTAAGCGATGTAATCTTTTGCATTTTCATTAACAACTGAATATGTACCAAGTGTAAATGTAGATGCTGTTGGTGATGTATTATTCCAATAACCTACATTTGTATCTGTTGCAGAAGTTGTATTTAAAACTAATACTTTAGTATTTCCTGTACCAGTATGATATACCGCCCAACTTGAGTTTGCAGTTGTTTCAAGTGCTTTAACTATAACCATTTCTGGTGCTGCTGAAAGTCCGTGACCAATAGTTGCTCCTGCAGTACCATTTCCTTCATATTTCACGATACTAAACCCTGAATTAGCATTTGCACTAACTATTGAATCTATACTTCCTACTGTGTTAATCGTAGGCTCATTATCATCGGCTTTCCAAGACCAAGCTACATAAGCTCCACCTGATTTATTAAACTTAACATTTTGTCCAGTATTGTATGCTAAACTAAACCCATCTGAATCGAAAGAAGTTAATTGACTGTCTTGATTTTGTGCGTCATCACCATTTGGATATATAAGACCTGTACCTCTAATACTATCTGTAAGAACGTGGTCATTAGCTTCGTTTCTATGTTTAATCCAAGTCATATTAGGTTTAAATCCAACCCCTGTTATAGATTGTGTTCCACCATTACCTGTATAAGTTTTTACATTAAAACTATCTGCAAGTGTTGGTGCTTCTGTATCAGGGTCTGCAGCAAATGCCATATAGATATATGTACCTCCTGAAGCATTTATTTCGCTATCTGAAACTTGTGGCTCAAATCCATTAGAATAAAAATCTACAAATTTACTTGTACTTCCTGCTTGTTCAGCTTGGTCGCTGTTAGCTTCTAATCTGTTATTTCTTGGATTTAATGTATTTCTTTTGTTGTCAAACATTAACCAACCCCCTGCGCTATCTGTTCTTTTGAACATTATAAATGCAGGTTCAAATCCTGTTTCTATTAAGTTTCCTGCTGCACCTGTACCTGTGTACGAACCAAACTTTGAAAAGCCATCAATTGAAGCAAAAGCATAAGCTACATAATTTTTGCTACCCCCGTTTACACCAACATTTGTACCTATTGAAAAAACAGTTGATGTTGGAGTTGTTGTAGTCCAAACACTTGAATCGCTCGCTTGTGCAGCAGTATTAAACAATATTTGGTAACCTGACGATAAATCTTTGTGCCATATTTTCCATTCATAAGCATCACTTGTAGATTTAGCAATTATCATTTCAGGCGCTGCTGATAATCCGTGACCTATGGTTGCAGTACTTCCACTTCCAGTGTATGTAGCTATTGAGAAACCAGCATCTGTATTTACTTGTACTGTACTTGTAACTGTTCCATCTGTATTGCTGCTTGTAGTTCCTCCCCCTGCTTTCCAACACCAAGCAACCATACTTTGACCACTTCCATTAAATCCATTTCCACCACCAAGTGTAAATCCATCTGAATCAAAAGATGTTACTCCATCTGCGGTTGTATCTTCAGAATTACTTGCATTTGAATAAACGTGTTTAGTTGAACCTCTTGTAGAATCTTGAAGATTATGCCAAGTAGTACCACCTCTTTGCTTAATCCATACAAAATCAGGTTGGAATCCAACTCCTGTTATAGATTGAGATGAACCTGTACCTGTATAAGTAACTGCCTTAAAGTTTTCACTTGGTGTTAATGCACCACTTGCAGTAGCACCTGCACCAATTAATCTTTTATTTAAACCCATTTATTAAATGTTTGGGAAATCGTATGTAATAACACCTGCTTTAGTTGTAATTGCATTTATTTCCGATTCAACTGTATCTGATGTAACTCTTAAATCTTCTCTTGCTTCTACTATCTCTTGTGGCACTTCTGTTCCATTATCAGCTTTTCTAATAATGTACCAATCTGTTTTTGCAAGTTCACTTCCTATTCTGTGTTTGAAATTGGTAATTGCTTGTTCTTTTAATTCGCTTAAAGATTTATCAAACGACTTATTAGATTTGTCTTTTCTAAATACTGTTGATCCTGTGTCCCAATATATCTCACCTAAATCGTGTATTCTTGAATCATAATCTTCATCAATAATTACATCAAAAAGACCATTGTCTTTCATATCTTGGTCAGACCAACCTTTTACGTTTAAATGAAGTCCAGTTGATGATCTAAATGAATTTGGTACTGATTGATAAAATGTTATTACACCTGCGTTGTTTACTGCTTTCATAATTTATGCTACTTTATTTATTGTTGCAAATTGCTCTGTGTTTCCATTTGTAGAAACTATTGATATTAAATTTTCCCCACTTCCATCATAAGTAGAAGCATTTGTAAGTTCTTTTACACTTGATGGTAAAGTTAAAGTGTAATTACCACTAATAACTAAATTGATTTGCATACCTGTTGAAACATTAGAAAATGTTAAAGTTGTATCTGCACCTAAAGTTTTAGTAAATGTTGTAGCAGTTGCCCAATCTACTGCAGTTCCACTTAATGCTGCTGCAGTTGTAAACTCTGCACCTAATTTAGCATAAGTTACACCATCATTGGCAATTTTTGCAGTAGTTACACCTAAATCTTTTATCCTTAAAGCATCTGCATTTGTTTCTATTGTAGAATCATCAACATTAACTGTCAAAGTCACATCACCACTTGTGCCACCACCAGTTAGACCATCACCTGCAACTACACTTGTAATGTCACCTGCAGATAAAGTTTGCCAAGAAAAACTACCATCACCATCACTAATAAGATATTGACCTGCAGTACCATTACCTGATACATTTAATCTTTGAGCATCTACACCATTATCAACGATCATAGCACTAGAAACCTCACCTGTTGAAGATGTACCTATTAATGTACCTTTTGCAGTAGAAACAATTACACCTGTGTTTGTAAGTGTTAATCCAAGTGCATTACCTGCACCATCAGTTAGTGCTTGTGCTGAACTATCTATTGCACCATTATCACCAACTTTAAGTAGTGAAGTATAAGTATCTTTTATTTTATTACCTGTTAAACTTGCCATTTTTTATAAATTAAATTTGTTCCCAATTTGTGTTTTCGTGATTCCATTGGTGTGTATTTTTATTCCAATACGATTTTAAATGCTTTACAATCGAAATCACTTTGTTACCTATTTTTGCTAATCCTAATCCTTGTCCTAACATATTACTCTATATATGCAATTATTTTTCCTGATGCTACACTTATGGTGTGAAATGTACCATATATAATCATACCTGTAACAAGTTCTAAACTTGTTATTGATGTATCACCACCTGTAGTTGCATTTGAACAAGTTATTGTTGAATCTTCCGTTGCTTGAATAGCATTGTATTTTTCACCTACTGTGCTTGTTCCTCCTGAAGAAACAATTCTCAAACCAAATTCTCCAAATGCTGCTTTTTGATAATTTCCTGAATAATATAAATCGTTTGACATAGCTAAATAATTTACTACAAAAATAACAAATTAATAATTAATGATTTCGACCTTGCCCTCTGTATTTTTTTTTGTAACCATTTTGACCTTTAGAAGCATTTTTACTATGCCTTCCTGGTCTTTTTTTCTTTGGCTTTTCTATATAAGAAACAAATACTTTTCGTGCCATTTTAGTTTGACTTGTTGTTAAACTTCTCGAAAGTTCTCATACCACCAAGACCAAGCATACCAATTAAAACTGTCATTAGATGTTCCATTTGCAGGGCAGGTGGTGCTGATTCAACTCCAACATACCAAACAAGCAAATCTCTTAAAACAAAATTATATGCTAAAGCAAATCCACAAACCCAACCAATAAATGGTCGCCAACCTGCAACAAAAATTGTCCTGTGTTTTGCTTCTTGCTCGTTAATTTGTGCTTGTAGTTCAATTAACTTTTGTGGATCAATCTCTTTACCTTTTATAAGTTCTCTTATTTCAAGACCAAGACCACCAATATCATCACTTGTTTTAAAACCCAATAATTTTTTTAAAAGTTTAAGCATCTTCTTCTATTTTATCCAAATCAAAAGAATGATATGTAGAGTAACCTTTGCCCTCTTTTCTTTTAGCTTGATAACAAAGTTTTCTGTTATTTCCTTTTACATAAGAAACGTGAATCCAAGCAGGGTTATTATCATCACCTAATTCCCAAATTAATTTATCATAATCTAACTCATTTTTGATTATATAAAACAATTCACAATTTGTAACACCTGTTGCATCTAAATCTATTGCACAACCATCTATATGTTGAGATGTAGCAACTGCACCTGAAATAGCATTATTTAATTCTTCTGATCTAAAAAAACTATTTACGATAATTGGTTCACCCACTTTTTCTCTCAAGGGTTCAAATAACTCTGCAGCTAATGTTTTCATATTAGCTAATTGATTTTCGTTAGGTATGTTTTTGATTTTTAATTTTTTAGCAGTTGCAGAACCAAATGCTTCATTCCAAGATATATGTTTACTAAAGTTTTCTTTTTTAGATTTTGCCATAATATTTAATTTTGTTGAACTCTATTCGCAATATCAATGATTGCTCTAAAATAAGTTTTCTCATCATCATTTTCTTCACTATAAGCAACTCCATTAACATTACTTGTAAAAACATTGAAGTTATTAGATGTAAGGTCAAAGTAGTCAGTTGTAGATGTTTTAATTAACTCTAAAATTGATTCTACAATGTCATTTACTTGTAGTTCTCCACCATCATCAGAAAAGAAAGCCGTAACGACTTCTATTCTTGTAATACACTCTACTATGAAGTCACTTTGATTTTGATTTGTTTGTGCAGTATCTGCTGAATATACAATTATATATGGTTCACTTTGAGTAGATGGAACACGATTATATACAGGTACA